GTGATAAATATTTACTGACAGTTGGTCGTAGGTTCTTAAAAATATCGCAATGTCAGTGGATTGATAACCCAACATATACAAAACATAATACGCCTGTGTACGGCTAAATTTATGACTTTAGAAGACACATTGTCATAGCATCTTTAATGCAGCTTCCAAGGTTTCATTGTTGCGTCTAGTCCAACCTTTTCCAAAAGTATTAAAGGTTGATAGGCTTTCATAAAATGCCTGACGAACATTTTTATAGTTCTCAATTGTTGTAGCTAACCCATGATGTGTTATGTACTCATCAAGTGTTCTTAATGTGTTTGGACCTATCCCACCATCAGCCACAGTACCAATCATTTTTTGTAATTTCTTTATAGCTCTTCCGGGTCCACTGTTAACCGCCCAATCAAAAACAGCTAAATCTAATCCGGAAGGTAGTTGGTAGCATTTAGCTTTAAACCAATAATTCTTTTCATAAATAGGAGCTACATCTTCTTCAGTTAAATCTTTCATATTCTTTTTACCGCCCCACTCGTCATACACTCTTTTGGTCACACCAAGATTTGTTTCTCCACCAGGATCACGAGGATGATTTACATAGCCACCTTCGTGGTGCAATATTATTTCTAAACATTTTTCAAAATTACCTTCCATTATTTTTTACCTCCGAAAAATTTAGTTACTGACCGAATACCAAAAGATGCAGCTATCACTACACCAAAAGAATAAGTGTACCATGCTGGTGCTTGCTCTAATGCTTGGAAACCGGCGAATGCCATCTCTCTAGTAGTGTCGTTTATAAAACAAAGAAGGAATGGTATGGACAGGAGAATGGTAATCCATTCGTCTTTCCAGCTAGATTGTGTAGCTTTGATAGCTTCTATATCCCAATCGATCTCGCCAGTTAATTGTTTTTTTTGTATCTCTGCTTTTATCTTTTGTGTTTGTACCTTGCCATCCATCCAAGAGGTAGCAAGAGAACCAACCATTTTAATTGCTGTTAATATCATTTCTTTTCACCGTTCATCCAGATCCCAAAGCAACCTGTCAAAGCACCCATGCAAACTGAAACTAATCCAGCTGCTTGTGTGATGTTAGGGAAATCTGGTGGCAAAGACATATACCAATGAACAGCTTGGTAAGTTAAAACAGTAACAACAAGCATCATTAATCTTGGAAATATTTTATAATTATCAATAAATGTCTGTGCCATGTTTTACTCCAAATGTAGCCACCAAGGTTTCCACCAATGTGAAGCTTCCCAATAAGCTAATAAAATTAGCAAAATGATGATAAGTATTTGCATTTAAATTTGCTCTTGTTGTCTTTTTAGCCAGATAACAAATGCGATAAATCCAATAACAGTTAGCAACAGCATCAAAACAAAAAAACCTTCAATCAATTGCTGCTTGAGCTTTTGCCTAGCATAAATTTTTTCTGTTCTTTCTTTTCTAATGGTTGCTTCCATTTTCAGCAATTGATCCCAAGCCTTTGACCCATATTTAAATTTAATGAATTGTTGCAACTCATAGCGTTGTTCTTCTAATTGTTTCTTAGCTGTAAAACATTGAACGGCTGCTTGCTCAACACTGTCTCCACTCAAAAACTTCTTATAGAAGGGCGGATGTTTGCTATTTTTTATTCCCTCGTCAATGTCAGAACTAGCTTGCATCCATCTTGAAAGATCAGAACCCATTTGCTCTATATCCCTGCCCATAGCAAATGCTTTTTTCAAATTGTTAAAAGCAGCTGTTGCCGTTGAAACAACAGCCGTAACGGTAACAGGATCAAACATTTTTAGCTGCGAATAACCAGGGAAATTAATAGAAGAATTGTTGAACCAGCTGAACCGATTAAGATCATTTCTAGCCTTTTGATTGCTTTAGTAAGGGTGTCTAGCCGTTCATCAGTTAAGACTTTATGCATTTCAAAATCTGAACGCAATCGTCTTATGTCATCAATTTGCGTCATGGTTTAGTCGGCCAATCTTCATCTTTAAGATCAGGCCAGTTTGAATGTGTAGGTAAATCTCTCAAAGCTTGTCGGTAGGTTTTCCATGCAGCATCATTAGTTAAAACTACATCTCTACTTTGTGTCCAGTCTGTTTCTACAAGTAGCGCATTTCTTTGTGATCTATGAAAATTTGCTAAACTTTGTTCTTTTTCACCAGATGCTTTATTTGTTTCGTTCCATTCTTTAGCAATAGCTTCTTTTTCTGCTTGGGTTGTAGCTGAACCATCAGCTTTAGCTATATCTCCAACATCTTGCCATGTATAATCTGTTTTAAAAGCCATTACATTGCACTCCTAATTTGTTTTATTGTTCCAAACATATTGCCAGAGTTCATTTTAAATTTTATTCTAACGATCTCGTCAGTTGTTATGTTGCGGTGCATGGTAAATCCTCTGTTTCCGTCTAGTCCGTTCATATAATCAAAAAAACCAGTACCATTTCTTTGAAGTGTATAACCATATCCACTATCTGATCTTTGATTAGTTTGATGCCAATTTAAAATACCAGTACAAGGCGTACCCATATTCCCAACAGTAGTATCAGCATTTTTAAGAACACCGTCTAATGTAAGATGTGGTGTAGTATTTGATCCACTTCCATTAGAAGTGCTAGTTATACCTCCTGAACTTGGAAATTTAAATTGAGTATAATAAGTATTAAAGGTTGAATAATCTGGTGATCCACTTACTAATTTTGCATATCGCACTTTAAATATTTCATTATGCGTTGCTGCTTGAACACTTATTAAAAATTGATAAAAATAATCATTTTCTACAGTAAATTCCATTTCTGAAACTGATGCATTTTCTGCTGCATCTGTGGTTGCTACTACTTCCCAAGCACCACCACCAGCATCAGCCCAACTTACAGCTCCAGACGCACCACCACTAGTAAGAACTTGTCCAGATGTTCCATAGTTAGCACCAGCTATTCCTATTTGACCAGACGTTCCTAGTCTAATGCGTTCTGTACCAGTATCTGTTGGATCATTAGCAGTTGCGCCAGTTTTAAAAACAAAACCACCAGTATCAGCACCAAAGTTTAAACCATTAGCATCACAAGCCAAACCAGCACTAGCTACACCAGTAGATGTAAGCATCATTGTTGCATTTGTGCTACCATCAGCACCTTCAAGTGTTATACCAGCAGTTGGGTTATTCGTGCCAACACCCAAGTTTCCTGTGCTAGAAAATCTAGCAACCTCAACCATATCTCCACCAGATTGCCTTGCAGCAAAACCTATTGCAGTTGCTTTTGAACTTTCTCTTATAGCACCAATTCTTGCAGCATTCACAGAAAGATTATCAGATGTTTCTCCAGCCATCATAAATAAACCAGCAAAACTATTTGTAGTATTATTTCCTACATTAGATACTGAAATTTCAGAAGGCATTGAAGAATAATTATTTCCATCTGCATTAATATCATCCCATAAATTAGTAGCTGTTATTTCACTAGTATATACTTGAAAAGCACCTTCATTTGTAGCACTAGCAAAACTTGGAAGTGAAACAGCATCTGAATTTAAAATTACATCTCCAGAAAAAGTACCACCAGATGAAGCAATAGCACCTATGTCTGATAATACCTCAGATGTTGATCTGCTTTCTAATCCATTGCTTGTAAAGCGAGCATATTCATCATCAGCTACAGAAGAGCTATCAATTTTTACTGCATTCGTATTTGATATGCCAAAAGTTAAACTAGCTTGTCCACCAATATCTGAAAGAACTTCACTAGCTGAACGACCTTCTATGCTTGTACCATCAATTCTAAGAAAATCATTATCTGCTGCACCACTTGTAAAAACAGGTACGTTTCCAGATGATATGCCTGTTGTTACTGGTGTAATTCCTTGCCAAGAAGAACCATTATAATACTTTAATGCATTAGAAGTACTATTATAAAATAAATCTCCTTCATCTAAACTAGAACTAGGATCAGAAGAACCTACTCTATATCTTTCAGCAAAACTATTTACTCCAGTAATGTTACTAGCAACTGTTGTTATATTAGAATTAGCACCAGCTACTGTTGTAACATTTGCACTTATACCAGCTACTGTCGTTACATTACTTGAGATGCTAGCTACTGTTGTAACATTACTACTTACACCAGCAACGGTAGTTACGTTTGCTTTTATGGCTTCAATTGCATTTAAGTCAGAAACAAAATCACTTGTAGCTAATTGATTTAGGTCACTCACTATATCTGTAGTAGCTAATGTATTAAGATCACTAACTATATCTGCTGTTGCAAGTGTATTTAAATCACTCACAATATCACTAGTAGCCAACGTATTTAAATCGCTAACTATATCAGATGTTGCTAATGTATTTACATCACTTACAAAATCAGCAGTTACCAAACTCATGTCTGTAATAAAATCACTTGTGACTAATCCCATTTTTGTAACGAATGTGCTGTCAATGAGTGCCATATCAGCTGCAAAGTCGGAAGTAATTAAACTTGCTTTACCAGCAACGGTTGTAACATTGGATGATATTCCAGCCACGCTAGTAATATCGGATGATATAGAAGCACAGGTGGTCACATTTCCAGAAATTCCACTAACAACAGTAAGCGTATTGGTAGCTGATGTGCCGTCTTGAATATCGGCTAATAATGCAATGTCAGTAGTTACAGCTGCTAATGTTGTTACATCATCAGAAGTCGCACTTGGCTCTATAACGCCTGTCGTACTATTAAATTGTAAATACTTTCCTTTTCTTGTGGCAACATCATCTGACAATTGGAAGAAAGAATTATTAATTTGTGCGCCGTCTTTATCTAATAAATTAGTACGGCTTAAACGAAATGATCTGTCTACCTCTTCCTGTAAAGCTTGCACTTGCATAGTAAGCTTATCTAGACTTGTTTCAATTAATTCTGCATTGAAGGGGTCGTTATTAACTAAATTTAAATCTTGGTCTTGTACTGGTGTTCTTCTTAAAATAACCTTTTCACCGTTTGCCGGTCTGAAATCTGTAGCTGAATAATGAGCATCATTAGTGTTTCCAGTATTAAATTTAAAAAGTACATTTCCACCACTATCCTGGTTAACCGTTGGAATAATATAATGTGAATTAAGGGTTTTTTCTGTTTCTGTTCCTGTTGTGGATCGAACAATAACCTTTAGATCAGTAGCTTCTATAATTTTGAAATTAAAAGTAAAGTTATGGTCTGTACCATTGGCATTAAGAATAACTGTACTAGTTGTTGTTGAAAGTGTCATTGTGCCTTTAACCTTTCTTTAGCTTCATATACTTGTCTAAGATTTTCATAACCGGGTAGTTCTAATAGTTCCTTGACGGCTTCATCATAAAACTGATCTTCTAGTTGTTTTATAATTGTTATTTGATCTTTGGTGGTAACATCTGAACGATGATACATATACGCTCCAAATTTCTTACCAATTTTTGTATTATTTATTAATCCCTCTAATGCTTCATTAAAAGTATATCCTTTTACTAAAACGCCATCATTTTGACTTTTGGCTAATCGGTTATAATCATAAATTTCACCATCCGACAGACGCATACCATTTAATCTTTTTCTTACTGATAATGGATAATTTTTATCCCCGGAAACCATAGTTAATCGAAGCATTTCTTTATCGACAGCATCAAGTTCATTGCTTTGCTTATACTTCATCCCGGTAAGAAAATTCCATGTAGCTGCGCTTGGGTTTTGAGAAAAAGAAGGTGTTTCGTATCTTGTTTCGTATTCACCTTTGTCATTAAGAACCTGATAGGTTCCTATAATTTCTCCACGACCATCAACAGTAGGTACTAAATTATCTTTATCTTTTAAAGGTGATCTCTTGGCAATTAAGCTTGTTGCCCAATTACTGTAATCAGCATACGCATCACTAAATGAATCTGTAGGCATCCCAAGCATATGATAATTTTTAGAGCCATTTAATAATATAAACTTGTCTAAATCTTCTTCAGTTATACGCTTA